CATTATTCTCCGTTGTTTGTTTCTTAACTTTAGCACCGCCCAAACCAATTGGGGCTGCACCTTTTTCAAACAGATTACTGTCTAATTTTAATTCTTTGATGTCCAAAGGTAACGGGCCGTAGCTGCAGAAAACCTCATTTATTCTTTCTTCTTGATAAATGCTTCCTAGTCTCGCTCTTTCATCTGTAGAGTCGATGTCTTCTTTGCCGAACATTGCAATATTAGTTACTGATCCAAGTCCGTGAAGATGTAGTAATATCTTAATTTCAGGAGCAGATACTGCCTCCTTGTGTACGATACTTCCTAACTCCCCGTTCAGAGCCACATTGATCCGATAAGTAGTTTCCATGATACTATTCATTAAGGTTATAGGGCGGCTAATGCCGCCCATAAACGCCTAGTGCTTACGCTATTTCGTAAACTCCGTGGCAGTTAACTTGTGAGGCACACAATACCGCAGTAGTTGTGATTGCCTTGTAGAACACATAGCTTGTGTGTGGTCTAGCTGGTGAGTGCTTCTTCATCTTCTCACCTTCCATGTACATAAGGTACATTTTGGATGGGTCAATAATGTAGCACCGCTTGTCAGGGTTTTTGCCGGACACAGTAAGATCATCCAATGCTGGATCATACTTAAAGTTAATCCCCTGATAGCTGATTTCTCCCATTGAGATGTCCTGTTTACCATTAAATCCTGTCTGGGAGTAATTACCGTGTGAACGCAACTCCGTTGCTAATCTGTCTAAGAACAGACTGCCGCACACTGCTAAAGAAGGCTTGCCGCCAAACTTACGCAGTTGTCTAATTTCGGAGTGTAGGAAAGCGATTAATTCGTTTCCTGTCGCAGTAGTAGCAATTGCTAAACTGGCACGGTTCCTCCACCATGTATTAGCTACATGATCGATTCCGCCAATGGTTCCTGCTGAACCCGGTGCATCTTTTATAATGCTCCGTATCCCTGCAATTGCCTTGGCATCTGCTGTACCGTCACCATAAAGGAAGTTGTTCATCCCACGGGTGTAACCCTCTGCCAAATCTTCCAACTTGTCATCAAGAAGATTTACCAAAACTTGCTTATCACGCCCGGAAAGTTTCTTTACAGAATCACCGGGAATTGCTGTGTCAGTAATACTAATTCCGTCATTTTTCAATTCGGTCATAGTAACCGCCAAACCAGCGTGATGCTCTTTCCAAGTGTAGTTGGCCCGTTTGATATTAGCTGGGTTTGTATACGTCACAGTATCTGCTGCGTTGTAACCTGCAACAGTTGTGGTGTAAACACCCTTAACTGCTAAATCAACTCCCGATTTTCCTCCGGGGAAGGTCTTTGATGCTTTGTCCATCGCTGCGAACAAAGGCTTATCTTGAATTGACTGAGACATTACGTTGCCACGATTGATGTAATAATCAAGGGCGGCTGAACTGATGTTCGACAATTCTGCGCTTGTTAGTGCCATATTGGCTCCTTATTTAATTTAGAGGAACCCCAAGACTTTGCTTATGATGAATCGTATGCCATGCTGATTGCATCGCTTAGACTCTTCGGCTCTGTCCGTGGTGTTCCGCTGAGTTTACCACCTGTTGCCGTGCGGAGCGTTGTGGGTTGAGGTTGTCGAGCCTTGAACCTTTTATTAACAGTTTCATAAGCATCTTCTACAAGTGCTAATACTTCTGTCTGGGTTCCCGGCTGTCCTCGCTCATTCACTAATGCAACGACACGATCATTAAATTCTTCTTGTTTAAGACCGAAATCCATATCCTTTGCTAGAGTCGATTCTCCCCAAGATTGTAATGCTCCTGACAACATATCACTTTGACTGTCTACTTGCTGTCTTCTGACTTTCTCTTGGTCTGACTTCCGCAGATTCTGCTCTCTTGCGAGGCTTGCTCTGCTTTGGCTTAACTCTTTGGCTGCATCCTCATCCAAAAAACCGTCATCAACTTTTGCCTGAATGTCCTTCGGCAATCTTCTCCCGGTGGCTTTTGATACATTATTCAAATGATGACCAAGAATTCCATATGCCGACTCTGGATTATTTTTAATCGCAGACATTATTTTAAAACCTTCTACTGCATCTTTCGCAGATAGATTGTTTTGGGATATGAAATCAGTGATCTTAGAATACTGATCTGAGTCATTCTGGAGTCGTGAGACTGTTTCTTTTAGTTCGTTTTTTTCGGCTACGATGCCTTTAAAACGAGGGTGCTTGTGAAAAGGTAGGAGTTTATCATCTGATTCCGATGCTTCCGCATTGTTTTCAGAATCATCATATGACTCCACGGTTTCTGTCTCTTCAGTAGCTTCCACTTCGACAGAGGTTTCTTCTGCTGGCTGAAATGCTTCTTGCACTACATCCGCTAAAGTTTCCTGTGTCTCTGCTTCTACTTCTGTGGCATCTGACGATGATGCCGTGTCTTCCGCAACGATTTCTGTGGTAGACTCGTCTGATTGTACTTCTTCAGAAACGGGGGACGATTCCATTTCTTGTGACTCTTCAGTCATAATACGTCCTTTTAAATGTTAAACATTAATTCCCATTCCGGGCGGCCTTCCGCCGCCGGATGGTCTTGGTACAGGAGCGTTATTGCTTCCTTGACCGCCTTGTGCTTCGGGAGCATTACCTCCTCTAGCCTGTGCCTGTGCTTTCGCACCTTGCGCCATGTTCTGGGCAACGATTGAAGGCAACTTCTCTACAATTGCTTCTGTTAAATCCATCTTGTCATCCAATCGTTTCAACAATTCTTTTCCAAGAAACTTCGGATCAATACCCGGAATTTGTATCAAGAATGGAATAATACGTTCTATGTTTTGCAGTTCAGCAGCTTTATTGGGTTTCCCTGTACTCCCTGCTTCAATCTGTAAATATATTTCATTAAGAATATCTTCTTTTTTAAACTCAGGCCAGACTGCTCCGGGGCCGACAATTGCCATGACTTCTTCTTTACTCATCTCTAAAAGTAATACCTGTCCGGCTGCCCTTGTTATCTCTGACATGAACGAATCCAAGTCATCGATGTTTGCTCCAATTGCTGACATCCTGCTTGATTCTGCGATGCTGGTTTCTGTAGCGGTTCCTTTTGAGACTTGCCCAAAGTTTGCTTCCTGCTGCCCAACAACCAATTGGATGTCATCGAATATGGTCCGTACTTCGTAAAGGTTTGGATCAATCCCGATCTGTTTGATTGGTTGAAGTACATCATCCACTCTTTGTCCAGATGCCAGTGCTTGTAATTCCAAGACAGCATTAGCTGGTGGATCACGCAACTTCTCTTTATCTTCTTCTTCTAACATCCCCGCTGGCACGGCGTATTTAGGTCTGTTTGCCTTACGATGTTCCCGTAACCCTTGTCTCGCACGGTTATACTCATGCTGCATTGGGGAAAGAAGTTTAATGTCCGATGGTGGGTAAAGTAAATCTTTATGTTCAATTTCATTAAATGTCAGCGAGAAGAATGGCCAGAATGTTTCCACTTTAATTGGAGGTGCGGCTGGTTCAACTAGGAAATCATTGTGTCCATCACAGACAACGTACAGTAGTCCTGCGTTCTTATCATAGATTTCCCAGACAAGTGCTAGTCCATCTCTTACACCTTCTGTATCGCTGCTATTAAAATAGTTATATGTCTGCCCTGATTTTACGCTGGATTCGTTACCCTTCATGTCATAAGACAGAAACGATTCTTTTACGTCAACGTCATATATTTCTTTTATTTCTTCAGTGGATAGATACATTTCATGTGCTACCCATGATGCTCCGACAAACCCTCTGAGTAGTCTGCACATCGGGTCTACTATGATTGAGTCGCACTCTGGAAAATCAAATACTAAACCTTCTTGCACAATAGTCAGTGGTTCATTTTTTAAGGATTCAAGTGACAGCATCAGTTCTTCCATTTCAGGATCATCTTTGTCGATATCTCCCTTTTCAGCTTCACTAGCTATTCTTCTAAGATGATCAACTTGCGCTTGAATATCAGACATCTTTGAAGAGATGTCTGGTAGCCGATCAACTTCACGTTGGTATCCTACTTTTACAAAACCAACAGAAGTCGTAATTACTCTTCGTACTAAAGCTTTCATCTGGCTCTTGAATGTTGGATGTTGCTCATCCATGAAATATTCAAATAACATTTCAAGACCTTTTGCAACCTTATCCATTTGATTACGCTCAAGCTTAACTTTTGCGTGGTCTTCAAGGATTGCTGTATGTTGAGGATTTGGCGGTACACCGTCCACTTTCGCCTTGCCAATCCCGGTAAGTGCTTTCTTCATGCTCTCTTCTGTTTCATCCCAAACCTTGTAGTCCATACGCTTTCGCCTAGTGGCTACGGGCTTCGGGTTCTTTGCGTAGAGAGCAGAACACCGCTGGTGAACATGACGTTGCAGGATATTGGCAACGTACCTTTCATCATCCCAGTTGTTCCCAGAATACCCTTTTGACACTGCATCCATATCCACTTTCATTTGTTTGAAAGCTTTTGCGTGGTATTCTTTAGCAGCCCTTACCCGTTCTATTAGGTGAGAAACAAGTGATTCCCTGCGGAGGGTAGGTTCTTTGTCTACCTCTTCCTCTTCTACAGGTGATACGGATATTGCTTGATCAATTTCAATCATTTAAAAACCTGATGATAATTTTTTCTGGGCAGCGGCATCCATTGTTGTCTGCCACTTGACCCATTCTATAGTCCCAACTTTTGGGAATAGACCTTCATTCCTTCTTGTTTTTCCAGACGGTGAATGTAAGTCACCTAGTCCCATACCAACCCAACTTAATGTGTCAACAAAATCGTCGTGTCTGGCATTCGGGAACTTTAATAATTCATCTACGGCACGTTGTCCCCAAGAAGAAACTTTGGGGAAGTAAACTTTTTTCATTGCCATTCTGCCTATCATGCTTTGTGAGCGTTGCACTTTGTTTGCAACTGGTGTTACTTCTTCAATTCGGCAATGTGTCTTTGTCTCGTACATTCTCTTCCTTAAAAACGGTCCTATTGCTTTTGTTATGTGTCCACGTTCTGCCCACCAGATAAGCGGTTTGTGGCGTTTCATCATTTCAAGCATTGCTTTTACTACAACGTCTGAAGGCTGTCTTGCCCACCAGCAATCTAAAAGATATATGTCTTCGTTTTCATCCACTCCAACAACTAACAGACAGGTTAAATCATGTCTTGTTTTGTCAATACCAACAGCGTGATCAGAAGCAGCATATATTCTCAGTTGTTTAGGTAGATTACGTTTCTCGTAAAACTGTACATTCTCTCGTTGAAACAAGTCCCCGTCTTCCGGGGAAGGTTGTTGCTGATACAATGCTGAAAATCCTCTTGGGTCTAAGTTCCTTTGTGCTTCCAGAAAATCTGTATTGAACCTCTCTGGCCACAAAACTTCGCCCTCGGCTCGTTTCAGTGGATCATTATCCCCGGCAAAAGCCGGGAGATTAATGATTTTCCATTTGCTACATTCTTCTTCTGTAAAACACGGGTTCGTTGGGTCAGTTAATCTTCCGACTAAATCATCCTCATGCCAGCGTGTAGTAACAATTACGACTTTGCTTTTTTCCGTCATCAGACGGGTCATAAAGACTTGGGTGAACCAGTTCCATAGATTCTCTCTAAGCGTTGGAGACATAGCCTCCACGGAATCTTTAATAGGATCATCCACAACCAAAACATCGCCACCACGGCCCGTAATACTTCCACCACGGCCAACGAAAACTGCCATACCCCCGTTATCAGTCTGGACCCTGCTTTTAGAAGCACCGCCTTGACGGAATGTAAAACCCGGAAACACCTGTTTGAACTGCGGAGTCTCCATAATTGATCTGCAATCAGATCCAAAATCTTGTGCAAAATCTTCATTGTACGTTGCAAATATAATAGATTTGTAAGGGTCTTTCCCCATAAGCCACGGAATGAATCTTCTACTAATCATCTCAGATTTTCCGTGTCGAGGTGGCAAGGTTACTATCAATCTTTTGATCTTACCCGTTGCTACCTTTTCTAACGCTAGGGCTATTGCCCTGTGATGCCTTGCATCCTTAAATGTCGATTCATCAATGTTGTTAGGATCACTAACTTTCGGCATTGTAAACTTAACAAACTTCAGAAAATCTGCCTTGCATTCAAGTGCTAACTTCTGCCTTTTTGCAGCAGCTATCTGATGTTCAATCTCGTCTAATTTATTCAGTTCTTCTGCCACTCATTCTCCATTCGTTGCAGTTTAGTCGTATCAATGTTGCCAGTTTATTTGATTGTTCTTTACTCATAGTTTCGACTGCTTTAACACCATTAAAATTTTGTCTCATTGTATCAACCGAACAATCGCACAGCGGGTAATAAATTTGTTCTGGTGTCTGAATTCTCTTGTAAACAATCGAACACATCTGCCATGACTCCCGAACTTGTGCCGTCGTGAAACCTCCACTGAACTTCTGTTCTGTCTGAGTAATTTTCGTACAAGATATTGCTGTCAAACTCAATAACAAGATCGCTATTTTCCAGTTCAAGAATAATCTCCATCAATATGTCCAAACCGCTGGTAAAGAAAAGTCAACTCCACGACTGTCCAAATGTATGAAACGTTTTGATCTATCACCTTTTAAAGCTAGTCCTAGCCCAGTAAAGCCAATATCTTGAGCCTGTTTGATCAGCTTCAGTGTTTTAGTTGTATTGACAGATCCAACTAAAATGTCTACAGCTTTTCCAAACGTATGGATTCCGGCTTTATTTTTTGCAGTTGAAACATTTGAATTATGCTTTAAACAACGCTTCCCAGAACTAATCCGAAAAGGGAATCCGGCTTCTTCTCTAAGTTGTTGTAGCATCCTCATAAATTCTTCATCCATTTCATTCTCTCCACAACCACAATGGCATTGAACTTCGTCAGTGCTAAAATTAGGTGTAATCAACATAGCTATCCCTCCAATTACAAATGTATTAAACTGTCTCCGAGTTAAGATAAAACCTTACGGAATTATTAAACGATACTTTTTTCATAAGCAGCCAGTATCTGATC